AAATTAATCAGCTTATTAATATCTTTCTTCTCCATCTTGTTAATCAGACCAGCAATTTTTTCAAGTTTCTTTTCTTTTATTCCATTGTCTTCGGACTTGGTTGAGAATTCATCTTCTTTCTTATCAACCATTTTGTCTTCAACGACTTTTGATTCAACAAGATTTTCCTTGAAGTGCTCATCAAGTTGTTTAAATGGTTCCTCGAAGTGTTTTTCAATGATTTTGAGAAGTTTATCTGCGCACATCATACTGTCTTTCATGACATCATCAGTAATTTCCTCAACATCTGAATATTTCCTGTAATCAGATTTAAGTTTTTGTGGGTTTTTATAATAATACTTCAGAATGTCAAGATATCTTTGATTTATTAGGTCAATGACATCGTTTTCCAATTCGGCTTGACCTTGAAGTTTGTCTTCGCCTTCCATAAAGGGCATGAGTGTGAATCCGAAACGACCCAACATATCATATCTAAACGGCTGAGTACCTATTTTAGCATTATAGTCAGTAGTATTGTTTGCCTGAACGTCAGCGTTAGCATCTACATCAGGTATTGCATTGTTTCCGATTAATTCCCCATTGGTGTCAATTATTTCGTCAATGTCTTTCTTTTTGTATTCCATTATGACAGGTTTTCATATAAATACTTATTAATATTAATATGAACCATCACTAACATCTAAATATTCACTCACACCCTCATCAATAGCATTTTCATTAGTTACAATAAATGTTTCAAAAGCACTTTCGGCTTCAGGAACTTCAGCAAATAACTTCTCCATTGTTGTTTCAGCAGGAATACCAAAGGCTTCCCCAAACTCCCTGAAGTATCTTTCACGTTTCTTCTGCTGTGCCTCAAGATAGATTTCTCTATCACTTTTAGTCCCTAACTCACTACCTTCTAACGCCTCGATTTTCTTCTGATTTTCTTCTCTGATTTTATCGAGTTCGAGTTCAAGCTCGGATTTTGGAATACTAACATTATCCCTAATAATCTGCATGAATACACCATCATATGCGCCAACATGATATTCAGGACCATCTTTAATCAACACCAAATCACCATCAACATAATCATCATTAATTGATTTGATTAAAGGCTGCTTGCTTTCAATCATTTTCTGATTAAGGAAATCCAATGCACCCTCATATATCTCATAATGAACCTTATAATCGTCATACATTTTAAAACCGTCCCAAACTTTTCTTGGGTCATACCCTGTTTTATTCCAAAAATCAACCTCTCTTTTCTCTAAATGCATGCTTTCATCGAAATCATCAAGGTCAAAACTTTTAAGTTCAAGTTCGTTCTTCAATGGACTAAATTCGCCTTTCTGTAACTCACCCTTATGTTCGCCTTTCTTTATGATTTTAGCAAGTATTCTTTCTGCGACTTCAGGTTCAAATGCTGAAAGTAATGACCCAATTTTTCTACTAGTATAACCAACCCTCTTATTGAAGGCATCAAGATATTTTTCGTAATTATATGTTCCAGTCATATTGGGGTTCTCTCTCAAGTCATCATTACTAATTAATGTTGAAGCCATTCTTAATTCACCAGTTTCCTTATCTTTCAAATCTTCCTTACTATCACCATGAGATTTTACATACCCAGTGTTGATATAATAAACAGTGCTATCTAATTCAGGTTCTGGTGGCATGTAGTTTATAATCAACTTCATTTTATCATCAGCATCTAGTTTTGATTCGTCACCTTCATAATTAATATCAAGTTTGTGTTTTTCGAAGAGTTCAACAGCTTGTTCCGCACGTCTTCGAATCAATAATTCCATATGTGCCTGTTTCCCTTTCTGACGACCATTCTTATCCTTACCTCTATTCTTGTAAGATTTGAGACTCTGCTTCATCTTACTTTTACTCGCAATCTTCTTCAATGGAATCTGCATGTATCTGATGTCTTCAACATAATCATAATAGTAATCAACAAATTCTTTACCTTTACCGTGAAGAATGAGTTCAAACCCTTTATCCATAAATTCCTCAATATATTCAGACATCACTTTGGATTTGATTGTATTACCTGTTAATTTGATTTTCTCTTTAATCTCACCAGTTTTCTTATCCTTAATTTCTGAAAGTGTGGCGTAATTAATTCTAGCAAGGTTCAAGCAACTAATACTAACACCATCATTATCAACACTCATATATGGAGCTTTCATTTCAGTTACATTGAATAACTCGATAAGTGCTTCAATGCCCGTTTTGCCCCTATAGTGCCACATGTCCTCATTTAATCCCTCAGTTTCTCCCTCACTTATTCCCTCATCAGTCACTCTAATTGTTGTAGTATCTGGTATTTTGAAGTTAACACCGTCAGTCACACAAAGCAGTGCAACACATCCGAATTGAGTAAACCAATGAATGGCATGACGGAGTTCGATACGAGCCACACTTGTAATTCTTGCTGCACAAATATTATCAGACCAGTTGAAACTGATGTGAGAACCCAATGCACCATAAAGTGAGTTGTTAAGAGTCTTAATAGGGGACTGCTTAACCTTAAACATCGCAATGTCTTCAGATGTCAATAAGTTATTGATGTACCTGACATGTACTTCAGGGTCAAGTGCTTTGAGTAAGTCAACTTCTTCTACATCAAGTTCAGCACCACTACCCATTTTCTTATAAATGTTACGAGTGGTTGTCATATACAACAAGAACTTCTTCATAACACCCGTGATGTCAAACATTGGGAACACATTATCGGTCAATTGAATCATTGGATAAAGTGATGCAAAGTCAATCTTGATTAATCTCGTACTATATCCTTTTTTATATGTTCGTGCTAACCCACCACCAAATTGCTCATATTTATCAGGAATTGGAATAGCTAAGTCATTTTCGAAACTCCAAGCTGTTAGGAGTAGGTTCCAAATACTTGCGGTTCCCATTGTGCAAATTCTCTGATACGTAGTTGGAACTATTTTGGCAAGCATGAATGATGATTGGTTGTAAAGTTCATCAACCTGCTCGGTTTCCCAAAGGTCATCAAGAAGATATTGTTTAACGAGTTTCCTACCACCAATGAATGTTGTGAGCCTCTTATCGACACAATTATTTTTATACCAAACCACAAAATTCTTATTTTCGTCAAGAAAACGATTTCTGAAAACCAAGTATTTCTCTGTCCCAAGTTTTTCTTTATTAGCTTGGAGTTTATATAGGTTTGTCGCAACGTCTTGAAATTCATCGGGAATCTCAACATATTCATTTTTCTCATTGATTAGGAACACCTTATTTTCGTTGTAATACCTACCAATGTCATTGTCCTCACCTTTAATATATGTTCGATTTTCCCTAGCGAATTTCTCGAACTTCGCAATATACTTCAGACTAGTTCGCTTCATGTCGCTGTTAATTGCCTGAGTTTTCTTTGCTGCATGAATGGTATCGATAATTGAATAACCCCACATTTCAGTAGCAGTATATTTATCAGTAGTATTACCGTACTTCACACTTGTATTGCCTTTTCTTCTTAGATTATGACCTTCTTTAAGTCCGTTCGGAACTTTAGTAGTGTCCATTTTAAGAATACCTGCTCGACCTAAAATATAATCGAAGTCAAACATCTCGGAGTTGTGACCCAGAATAACGGCAGGTCTGATGTAATCAATAACATTAAAGAAGTCTTGAATCAATTTAATTTCTGAGTCATCATCATCACGTTTCTCGACTTCCAATATGGTTTCAAATCCTCGATTATCTCTTACCCCAATTGCAAACATCCTAGATACCTGATACCTAAGACCAGTGGTCTCGATGTCAAATGTTAAACGATGAACTTCCTTGTATTGTTCATAACCCTTATAAAGTCGTGATTGAGTACTGATGAAGAATTGTTCTGTTGTCTTAGGTGCATGGAATAAGTCACGGTTTTTATAAACAATTCTACCTTTTTCATCCCTTACAATTTGACCGTCTTCGTCAAAAAGTTTTTCAAATGGGTCGATTCCACCATCTCTCACATAGTTAATCAAGTCGTTATAACACCTGTGACTCGTTAATTTATAGCAATAGCCATCAAGTAGTCTTTTCTGATTCCCTGTTTTTAGTTTGGTGATGGTAATACCATATTTGATTTGCTTGCTCTTAATATATTCATCATCCTTACCAATATACAATGTTCTGCCTAATCTTTCCAAGTCCTTCATATACATGAAAGGCAAGTATCTGATGTTCTCAATTCTCGGTTTCTGATTAGGCTCATGTATTACACATTCCGCAATATCGGTTCTTGGGTCGGTTTCGACATTAACCAAATATTTAATTTCGTTATTATAACCTTCAAGAAATCCTTTGATTTCACCTATAACCCTGTGTTTGTCCATATTATTTTTTTATTAATCGGTATGTTAACTTCTTCGTTTTCTCATTAAACCTATATCTCATGTTTTCAATCTGAAACATATTAGTTGCTACCACTTCTTTTGGATTATTTGGGAATATACCTGACAACCAAAGCGCAGTCACTGCATTTTTGGGAACAACCTTAAAGTAACCACTTTTTTTCTTAATTTCAAAATCAAGTAATTCAGCATCCATTTTTTCAGGTAACATATATTCTAACATCGTAGCAAATGAAACATAAATATCTGCCTCAAACTCATTACTTGAAATATCAGCACCATACATTATTGACTTAAATAAAAAATCCTGAAATGGATTTATACCCCACTTATATGTCCTTCCCATACTTATCCTTGATTTTCTGAATCACCTCACTTAAAACTGATTCGCTCACATTTGATGTATAATCTTCATTATCAATTACTTTCACAATTTCCTTGCGTTTCCCCTCAATAGCACTGAACACGTAGTCATCAATGGTGTCGGGAAACACCAAAACATAAATGTTTACAGCAGCTTTCTGTCCAATTCTATGGAGTCTATCACTTACTTGGTCAAATTCTCCCACTGAATAAGGGAGGGTCATAATGAACAACTTACTAGCAGCAGTAAGTGTAAGTCCGTAATTACAGGTTTGAATGCTCCCAAGGAATGCCTTTAATGCACTATTCACGTCTTGGAACGTCTTTACTAGTTCCGCACGTTCCTCAACACTCTGGTCACCTGTATGCAATTCAGAAACATCACCAAGTTTTTCCTTTAATTGATAAAGGCTGTCTTTGAAAAAGTCTACCACAACAACCTTTTCTCCTGCTTGGAATACATTCTCTATCAATTCGATAGCGTGTTGTACCTTAACTATTGCTAGAAATTGCCTTAAGCGAATCATTATTGTCAATGGATTACGTGTTGGGTGTTCAAGGAACTCATTGGCAACCCCTGCTTCAATTTCGTCATAAGTTTTCTGTTCAGCCTCTGTCATTTCCAATATGATACGCTGATAGGTTTTGTCTGGAAGGTCATGTAAGACTTCAAACTTGCGTTTTCGATGCGTAAATGGTGCAATTTTGAAATAGAGTTCTTCGAGCTTCTGAGCCATTGTATCGACATGATACCCCCACCCATCTTCATCACGAGTCATACCACAATAATATTCTTGGAAATATTTCTTTGTGGCGAAGTCAACTTTTGAAATCTGATTCAATACCGTATATAATTCGTATGCACGGTTTGGTGCAGGTGTTCCTGATAAGAAAATTTTACTGACTTTTTCCTCCCTAAAGAGTTTAGGCTTGAAAGTTGATTTGAAATTCTTATAGGTATTGGATTTCGTGTTTTTGATTTTCTGAGATTCATCACAAATAACTGCATCTATCACATCAACACCTAATTTCTTCCATTTAGTTATGAATTTCTTCTCTTTAGTATTCTTAGGGTTGAAGAAATCGTAGTTAACGATAATATACTTAGCTTCTTCAATGCCACAGGTGTTGTTCTTCCAATTTATAATATGAGCATTACTATTTGTGAACTTCATTACCTCATAATAGAAGTTGAATTTCAATGAGTTAGGTGTTATAACAAAAACCTTCTCGAAACCATTCATTTCAACGTAGAGAATGGCACTAAGGGTATTATGTGTTAACACACAATTATCCATAACATATAAATGGTCTTCAGAATCAATTGAAATACATTGTGCTTCTTTTTTACCAACATAATTAATTTCTTTTATTGCACGATTTGGTTTGTATTTGGTTGGTGCTACAAAAGTTTCAATTTTCCTCTTTAATTTAAAAGGTGTGAATTGTGGTGGTAATTTAATGTGAAGTCGCCAATATAATCTTTTCTCACCTTTATATGTTATCCATTTTTCATGTAATCTTCCAACACCACCTAAAGATTGTACTATAAATTGTGTGTCTTCAATTAATTGTTTTGAAGCCAAAGTTAATTCAATTATGCCATCTTTTCTTGAATGTCCATCAGTATCTAAAATACCTTGTAATATTTCTAATCTTTGTTCAATTGATGATATTTTATATTCTTCTGGAATAAATTTAGTGTGCGAATTACATCCTTTTAATTTATATTTTTTTAACGCTTGATTAACATAATTATTCTTACCATCAGCAGTTATATAATAATCTTTTAATGATTTACCATTACTTACCATATTATGTTTATCAGGTAATCGTAATGACATCTCATTAATAATTTCTTCATCAAGAGAGGAAAAACTAACACCATTCCATACAGTAATACCACCATCTCCTAATAAACACCCCAACACATATGGGTCGATTTTTAATTCTCTTTTCTCGAATTCAATTGGTTTAACAATCGGAATATACCATTTATTATTCCCATTTTTGAATTGCAAACCTTCATCCATTATATCACGAAGAGTTTTAGTCATAAACGGATTTTTTCTCCAATTACGAATATACGTATTTACATTCCATAGATGTTCGTCACACGATTGTGCTGTAGTGCCATCATTGAACTC